CCGAATTGGAAGTGTCGCCTATATTGCGATGAGACGGTCCCGGCCGATGCGAGAAAGAAATTCCAAGAAGTATATGACGTCGATGTTCGTCTGGCGGAAAACAATCGTGGACCGTTCTATGGAAGTTCCTGGAGATTTCATGTTCACGATGATGAAACCGTTGGCCGTTTCCTTATTCGAGATTGCGACTCTCGATTAAACTGGCGCGAACGCGCGGCGATAGATGCATGGATTTTTAGTGCTAAAGCATATCACTTCATGCGTGATCATCCTTATCACAATAAACCAATTCAGGCTGGCATGTGGGGTGGTTGGGCGCGGCCGTGGGGTGGTGCCCGTCCGCTGATCAAGATTGTTCCATTCATCGATCGTTGGCCAAGTTGGGATCGGTATGGGTGTGATGAAGCATTTCTCTCGTGCTTCTATCCATTCATGAGAATGGATGCATGTGTGCACGATCCATTCTTTGAGAAGATACCATTCCCTCCTCATCGTCCAATTCTAAACGGTGGAACATTTGTTGGTCAAGCGTTCGTCAATGACAGGCCAGTCGTGGTGTGATAGATATTATTAAATATATTATTATTATGATTAACTCAAATATTAAGATACACACTCTATCCAATCGAAACATGATTCTCATTCAGAATGATTGCATCACGGATAAAATTATGGAAGGATACGAACCATGGATCACGGATCTAATCATGGCGCATGTTAAACCTGGAGATATTTGTATTGATATTGGCGCCAATTGTGGTTATCACACTCTAACAATGGGAAATGCCGTAGGTGATAACGGCATGGTATTTGCATTTGAACCTCAGCGAATTATTTTTCAACAGCTTTCAGGTAACATATTTCTAAATCAGATATTTAACGTGGCTACGTTTAATACTGCATTGGGAGATAAAAATGATATCGTAGGCATTTCCACGAAGGATTTTGTAAACACTAAAACCAATTGTGGTGATACACGCATTCACTTAAATATGTTGGAGAGTAAGGAGTGTGTTGAACGCCGCCGGCTTGATGACATGTTGCCGGAAATTGCTAAATTGGATTTCATGAAAATAGATGCCCAAGGATCGGAACTTATGATTTTACAGGGCGCAAAAATGCTTATCGACAAATGGCATCCCAAAATAATCATTGAAATTGAATGGCATCAGCTTGCGCATTTTCAAATTACTCAAGAAATTTTACTCAATTATTTAAGGAATGATCTTGGATATTCAGTAGTTAGTTTACCACAAAGTTCTGATTATTTTTGCGAACATGTTTGAAATTTAAGATATGAATATAGTAATTCCCATGGCTGGTTGTGGCCAAAGATTTCAAGATGCTGGATACGCCGATCCAAAACCGGCAATCATCGTTGACGGAAAGAAGATAGTTCAACACGTGATAGATGTTTTTGCGCAACATGACAAGTTTATCTTTATTGTAAATAGAGATCACGAAGATCATCCTACTTTGATACCCACGCTAAAGGGTTTACGATCACGATCTGATATTATTATTATCCCTCCTCATAAGAAGGGTCCAGTTTATTCAGTTATTCCCGCATTTGATCACATTGATGATGACGCGCCAGTTATTGTTGCTTATTGTGATGGTACTGTAAAATTTGACTATGAGCATTTTAAGAAGTATCTAATTGAAAATGATTTAGATGGATGTATCTTCACTCATACCGGATTTCATCCGCACAGTTTGTCTAAGACAAAGATGGCATTTATCAAAGAAGCCGATGGTCGAGTTCTTGAAGTGAAGGAAAAAGCACACTATACTGATAATCCTCAGAATGAACATGCATCATCTGGCATCTATTATTTTAAGTCTGGGGCTATTTTGAAGAAGTACTTTCGACGGGCAATTGAGGAGAATTTGAACTATAATGGAGAACACTATATTACTTTAGTTTACAATCTACTCATAGGCGATAAGCTCAACGTTGGATTTTATGACACTAAGTATGTGTTGATCCTTGGAACTCCAGAAGAAGTTAGAAACTATGAAGCATGGTTGACAATCGTTCGTAACACTCACACCAAAAGCACACACGATCTCATTAAACTGTATGATTATTGGAAGGGATATTTGTCATGAACTACATTTCACATCGAGGTAATTTGGATGGCCGCATTCCAGAGAGGGAGAATTCTCCGGACTATATCGATAAAGCAATTGCTGAAGGTTTCCAAGTCGAAGTAGATCTTCATCAAATTGGCTACGATTTGTTTTTAGGCCACGACTTTCCCCAATACTTAATTGATTGGGAATGGCTTTGCAATCGAAGTATCAGTTTGTTGATTCATGCAAAAAACTTTGCGGCGGCTCAATGGTTATCGCGTACAGAGTTACATTTCTTCTGTCATACGTCCGATCCATACACAATAACAAGTCAGGGTTTTATGTGGTTACACAACTTAAGTTCGAATGTCAAACCAAATTGTATTGTTCCTCTGATAACCTCTGAATTACTAGATGCTTACACCGGTGAAGAAATGGCAGCCATTTGCACAGACTTTCCGCACAAAGCCGTTCTAAAATATGAAAATCGATAAAGTTATCTTCGCTTCTTCGGAAGATGAATATTATTCCAGCTTTTGGAATATGCAATCCAAACTTTGGAAAGTTGGATTGGGCATTGAACCAATCTGTCTTCTCTATGGCAAGAAAGAGAATACGGACATGACGGAAGAACATGGGAAGATCATTGAAATGGAATACCTCCCAGATCTTCCAAAGATTCTGCAACTCACATGGTCGAAATTCAATTATCCGACCCTCGAACCAGATACTACTTGGATTATGGGAGATATCGATATGCTTCCACTTTCAAAGAGGTTTTTTACGGAGTTTATCGCCGACATACCCGATAGCGCCTTTGCGCATCTAAATGCTTCGGGCAATGTGTATGATGGAGATTGTGCCAAGTTTTTCAAATATGGAAGTCAGATTGATAGTAAACTGAATGGACGTAGGCCTGGAGGTGTTGATCTCCCCGGTCATTATTGGACTGGCAAAGGAAAGAGATTTGAAATTTTCACGGAAGGTAAACCATTTGAAAAACAAGTAGATCAGATTGTCAAAGCAGATCTCTATGGTCTGGGACCAACTAAAAGTCCTTCGTATAATTCTGCTAATCCAGCTTCATATTATTGGTGCGCGGAAGAAATGCGAAGTTCAGAATTGATGTATGATGCGATTAAGAACGGCCAAGTGACATATGTTCCGCGATATTATACTTCCAATCAGAGAATCGATCGATCTACGTGGGCATATGATGATTATGGATATCATGCTGAAAGACTCGCGCAGAAACTTTACGTCGACATTCATTGTGTGCGACCATATAAACGTCAGAAAGACGCATGCGAACGCATCATTGAAATATCAGGTATCTTGAAATAGTTATGAATTCGAAAGTAATTTGGCAAGCACCAACGGCATCTGGCCTCGGTGACCGCCTCTGTGATCTTCTCTTTGTTCGTGCATTTGCCGAGATGGTTGGTTCAGAACTTCGCACATTCTGGCCAGGATTTGAAATCAAAGCCGTCGACGCGCCCCATCGTCAGACGGATATTCTTCTGGAGAATGTTCTGAAGTATATTAAGCTTCCTCCCGCAATCGTTTTCGATGAACCTAAAAATATTCTAGAGCCACCTTCTCTCAGTAAAAGTGATGTCATTTTCAACAAATATGTTGGAGGCGCATTTACGACTCAAACGTTTTTCGATCGATACGTGAATCCGCATTTATGCCTTCGTTCATTTCCAGAATTCGAAGCTGCCGTAAGCAAGGTAAAGACGATGTTTGGATTCTCCGCGGAAATTACGGATTACCTCAAAAACCTTCCAAAGAATTTTGTGGCTCTTCATATTCGGCGAGGTGATAAGATCTGCTATACTTTAGGAACGGCTGATAAATATCAATGTCACTTAAGTGAAGTCGATTACCTCAATACTCTGACGTACAAGACTATTGATTACTTTAATTCCGCCGGATTGAAAATCATTTTTATCTGTGGAGATGAAGATGAAAAAACCAAACCATTTCACGATTATGCTTTGAGTTTGGGATTTGCCATTATTCAGACTCCAAAAATGGAAAAATGGAAACAGACTTATTATGATCTGGCTATAATGAGCAAGGCCAATTCAATCGTAACGGCCATGAAATATTCCTCATTCGGAATGTTTCCTTCGTTAATTGGAAATGGCAATTTTACGACCTCATATAGAATCGTTGAGAATGTAGATCGTTATGAACCACTAATACGCGGTTGATGAAAACACTTTTAAGCTTTGGCGGAAAACAACAGGGCGCAAATAGACATTGTGGTGATCCGGCGTGCCGGACATATCGAAACTATTCGCGGGAAGTTGAACGCCTATTCGAATCCGCCAAGCCATATGGATTTGACAGGATGATCATGTACGATGATGCCTGGCTCAGAAATTCAAAGTATTGCACACCTGAATCTATTCGCGTCATTAATGAACCTTCATTTGGCTGGATGTTCAAACCAGCCGCGATCGCCGCGGGCATGGAAACAATTTCGGATGGAGATTATTTGATGTGGGTGGATTCCAATGATGTCTTTCAAGGTGATCCGGCCCGTCTTTTTGCCGTGGCCGATGAGCGTGGAATTTATGCTCATGAACATGGCTCTAATGCAAATCTCAACAGGCAATGGACTCGGCGTGATATGTTTGTCGGAATGGCATGTGATGAAGCGAAATACTGGAATGCCCGGCAAATGCAAGTCAACGTAATGGTCTTCAAAAAATCCGCACCCATCACGGCATTCATTGCCCAATGGCTCGCATATGCTTCAAACTTTGCAATCATGATTGGCGAAGGGAAATACCAAAACTTTCCTGAATATGATGATCATCGCCATGAACAAAGCATCTTCACTCTGCTAGCTACTAAATATGGTCTGGCGGCAGATTGGGAACATCCCTATGATGTTATCGCCGGTCATCTTCCGGCGATCATTAAAACAACGTAATTAAATATATGAAAATCGATAAAGCTATCTTCTCAACGGGCGAAACCTTTGCGCCGAACTGGAATCTTCAATCCAAAGTTTGGCATGCAATGGGAATCGAACCGGTCTGTCTTTTCTTTGGCGATCGGTCGAAAACTGACATGACGGAAGAGTATGGGAAAATCATTGACATGCCGATTGAGCCTTCTCTGCCTCTTCTCATTCAGATTACTTGGTCGAAGTTCTTCTGGCCAACACTTGAACCTGCAACGACTTGGATAATCGGCGACATTGATCTCTATCCTCTGCAACGAAAATGGTTCATTGATCAGATTGCCAATGTTCCAGATAGTCATTATGTTCATCTGGATGCGGAAGGAATAACCAGACTTCAAGGTCAACCGAGCTGGATTGGTGCCAAGAAAGCCTCCGCGCTAACGGCACCGGCATCACATTGGTCGTCTTTCCGTGGAGTTGCACAACCTTCGCCAATTCCGGGTCATTACCACGTCGCCCGCGGAGATGTTTACAAGCTTGCTCTGGAACAACATCGCTCATTCAATGACGAGATTCGAGAAATAATCAAAGCTGGAATCTATGGATGTACGCGAGATTTTCGACCGGATGATCCAATTGAGCAACATAATCTCTGGTGCGCGGAAGAAAATCGTTCAAGTGCGGCTCTTCATAGAAGTGTTCAGAATGGTCTGATTGAATTCACCGGATTTGGAATGACTGGTCCCCAGCGTTTCGATGGTGAAAGGAATGTTCCTGCTCGGCCAGAGTATTTCTATGGGCCAGAGATGACTCCAGAAGGGTTGGCGGCCCTTCGGAGAGGCGATTGGGTGGATGTTCATGCTGGCCGACCATTCAATACATGGATGGGAGCGACGGAAAAACTTTTGATGGCGGCCGGAATGCTTTGAAATCATGAACATCCTTATCATTCAGGAAAATGGTCATCATGATGGCAATCGCATCTATCGAGAATGCTACTCATTTCAGAGAGCATTTCAAGAGATGGAAAACGTTTCGGCTGATGTATGGGGAAATCGGCATGCGAATTTTTCAAAGAAGCCTGATTTCGATTCATATGACATAATCCTTCAGCTCGAACAATATGATGGATGTTACGGTCAATCTTGGGTGCCGCACGAAGAAATTAAAAAGTCAAAGGCTTTCAAGGTTCTATGGGCCGTCGATTCTCACGTGCGCGGCGCCCATTACTATGAAGATCTTCGAGAAAAAGGTGCATATGATTTGGTTCTGAATACGATCAAGCATCACATCGGCCCAAAGGGAATCTGGTTCCCGAATGCCTACGATGACACTCTGATCAAGCCGCTTCGTGTGGATAATATCCTCGACGTCGGATTCTGTGGATGTCCGGCCACGGAAAAACGCCAGGCATTTCTGCAATATTTGAAAATGAAACTTGGGTCCAGTTTTCGTCATGATGCTTGGATTCTGGGTGATGAAATGGTTCGCACGATCAATTCATATCGCATTCACTTTAACTTCAACATCGCCGATGACATCAACTACCGTTCATTCGAAACTCTGGGGTGTGGAATTCCTCTCCTCACGAATTACAATTACCAATATGAGGAACTCGGATTTATTCACGGTGAAAATTGCCTGATGTACAAAACTCCAGACGAAGCCATCGAGTTGTGCAAAACATATCTGGCTGACCCAGTGGCACGTGAAAAGATCGGAGCGGCCGGTCTCATCTTGGCTCGTCAACATTCATATCGCGCTCGAGCTCGTCAACTTCTCTCCTCCGTCTCTTCCATTCATCGGTCCAAAGCAGGTTCACTGATTATCAACGACTTGCACATACCCGCAAAGCCCTGATATTCAGCCTCTAAAAAATACTTTCACTTTTTTATTTACATTGACATGTACATGTTTCATGGTATTATTATCTCAGAATGAAACAAGAAATTGCAAATGGTGGTCGTATGTTTGGAGATGATTTTCGATCCTTTTCTGGTCTAAATAAAGCTGTTATAGAATTTGCGAATTTGAATTCTTTATCTATCGATGTTGTCGATGGCAATTTTTGGGGGTTCTAAAATAAATTATATAGATGAAAATTGTTTTGACTGGAGCAAGTAGTGGAATAGGTAAATTTCTTGCTGATATACTCTCTACGCATGGCCATGAAGTTTGTCGAATCGCCCGCTCTCCTCAGAATGGATTTAGTTTCCAATGTGATGTTAGTGATTGGAATGCAATTGAAGATTGTGCTAAAAAAATTAGTATAAAATGGAATTCAATCGATGCACTTATTTGTTGTGCTGGAATTCAAGGTCCTATTGGCCCTACGATGGAAATTGATCCACTTGAATGGCGTAAAAATCTGTCGACGAATTTAGATGGAACATTTTTTGCCATTCGCGCACTATATCCATTATTAAAAAAATCTTCAATTCGATCGAAAATAATCTGTTTTTCAGGTGGTGGATCTACCAATCCACGGCCAAATTTTGCTGCTTATGCTGTAGCTAAGACTGGCATTGTTCGACTTGTTGAAACACTTTCGGCTGAATGGATAGGCAATTCACCGGACATCAATGCAATTGCTCCCGGTGCAATATTTACAAAGATGACTGAAGAAGTTTTGGCGCATGGTGAAAAATTAGCAACCATTAAAGAATTTGAATGTGCTACTAAAATGTCACGCGATAATTCATTGAAGTTGCAAAAAGTTTTAGGTCTTATTGAAATGTTACTTTCTTCGAAGAGCGATGGTATTAGTGGCAAACTTATTAGCGCTCCTTGGGATCCTTGGCACAATTTGCCTGAGCTTCATGAGGATCTTATGAAGTCAGACATTTATACTTTACGACGCATTATTCCAGAAGATCGAGCAAAACAATGGAATTCAAAAACTTTGTAATTCAGTTACACTTTATTATGTACTTCTGATCAGAATCAAAATAAGTTATGATCATATTATTCGGTTCAACTGGTTACGTTGGCAGCGAATTTGCCGCGCAGTTAAAGACTGCTCGCATTCCTACATTTTTCTGGCCGAATACTCATACGACGACATTTTCCGATTTACAGAAGTGGTATAAGAATGCCGGATGTCCTATCATCGATTGTGCAATCAATGTTGCTGGATATACTGGTAAGCCCAATGTAGATGCCTGCGCGCATGCGCAAAGCCCTGATAATCAGCCCTAAAAATACTTTCACTTTTTTGTGTACATTCTCAGGTTTCATGGTATTATTATCTCAGAATGAAACAAGAAATTGAAAATGGAAATCGAGATCGTCGGCTGGTCTATCATCGAAGCAATCGCGCCACTTATTTCGAAGATTCTTCGCTCCCAGGCATGTTGAATGTAGTCTATCGCGGCCGCGGTGCCTCAAACGCGATCATGAAGCTTAGGAATGATGTCGACGGTCGCAACATTTTGAAAGCGCTGAAAACTCTGAACCCGACGATTCGCTATCGCGTTCACTATCGTTGCCCGGAGACTGGGCAATATGCTCCTCATTGCGGTGCGGTTCGAATGGTTCGCGCCAAAGTCATGGATGTTCGGGTGGATAAACGGACGATGGGGAATCCTTGGTACCAATATTGATTATGAAAACGAAAACCGCTGATCGATCTGACGCCTACTTTATGCGGCTGAGGAAGAAGTTTGTCGAGCACATTAGGGCTGCGACCAGCCTCGCAGAAGAAATGGATTCATTTACGGACGATGGGGAAGACTTGGAAAACAATTTTGTAGATCGCCTCGCTCAAGCGAACGAGGCCACGATTGAACTTTCGGACATCACTGGAAACTGGATTCGCTCTGAACGAGAGGGGTCGTCTCGCAGACTTGGCCGACTGGGGCCCGTCCGCATCCACGTCGCGAGCCGGCTCGCGGTCGCGCGGCGTGAGTCGCAGTGATGCAGAATAAATTTCGAAATCTATTCATCTGACAGCAATACGTTCCGCTCATGAGTCTGGAAACTCCGCATGAACAACCCAAAGGATACCAGAAAGTATGGGGCAGGTGAATAGATTTCAAATAATTTAACCATTGGTTTGCCGTCCGGCGATTCTCTTTGAACGATATGAACATATTTTATCTGGAGCATGGTACAAAAGACTGTGCTCAAATGCACGTGGATAAGCACGTGGTAAAGATGGTTCTTGAGTATGCTCAATTACTCTCGACTGCCCATAGAGTGCTTGACGGGGTTAGGTCTATCGGAGTTAGTAAGACTGGTCGAAAGCAAACTCGATACATTATTCCCGATAGTCGTGAGTCTCTGCTCTATAAGTCTACTCATATCAATCATCCTTCAAGTGTTTGGGTGCGGCATAGTTCTTCTAATTATGCATGGCTATTCGAGATGTTTGTCTCGCTGATGGATGAATACACGTATCGATATGGTGGCAAAGTTCACGCTACTAGTAGATTGACGGAATGTCTACGCCGCCCGCCAAATAATATACCCGAAGGCTCCTTTACCCAACCACCGCCGGCTATGCCCGAGCAATACAAAGTGTCTGGAGATTCGATAAAGTCATATCGAAAGTATTACCTCGGCGAGAAGAGACAGCTATTTTCTTGGAAACGCCGAGAGGTACCAGCTTGGATTGCATAGTAAAAATGTTTGGTGAATCTAAAGCTGCCACGTATAAATAAATTTAACGCGGGTTAGAGAAGTTGGTCATCTCGCAATGCTCATAACGTTGAGATCGAGGGTTCGAATCCCTCACCCGCTACCATTTTGATTTGCTGGATTGAGGGACACGGGGCTTCATGCCCCTGCTCCTAAAAAGGGCTCACCTCAATTCGGCTTAATAATTTTGTCAGATCGGCAATCTCTAAGATCCTTGCTTCTCATTGAGTCGCATGAGGGACCGACTGACAGGTCCCAGTGGATTCAGTGACTGTAGCCTCCGTAAGGCGGTCGCGAGATGCCGAGAGCTGGTAATAGATCATGATGCGCTACAGCAAAATTCATGACTAGAGCCCAGCGGAATCGAAAGACGCCGACATGGAATAAGCACTGGGACCATCCTTTGATTGCATAGTTTAAATTACGAATGAAACGTCTCGACGGGGGCGGGCGCGACTGAGGTCACCCTTCGTAAAAACGCCAGCTTTCTAAGCTGAAGATGCCGGTTTATATCCGGCTGCAATCTCCTCATTTTATCCTGCCAACTCAATAGACCTAGTATGTGCAAAAAAGCATTCATCACCGGCATCACCGGACAGGACGGTTCCTATCTCGCCGAACTTCTGCTGGGCAAAGGCTATGAAGTTCACGGCGTCATCCGGCGCGCCAGCACGTTCAACACCGGACGGCTCGACGGCATTTACAACGACCCGCACCTGTTTTTGCATTACGGCGATCTGAGCGATGGCAGTGCAATGGCGCGGCTACTCAGCTTAATCAAGCCCACGGAAATTTACAATCTAGCCGCGCAATCCCACGTTCGCGTCAGTTTCGACAGTCCGGAATACACCGCCGACATCACCGGCACCGGCACGGTGCGGCTGCTGGAGGCGATTCGCGAGACAGGACTCCAGTCACGTTTCTATCAGGCGTCATCGAGTGAGATGTATGGTCTGGTGCAGGAAGTGCCGCAGAAGGAGACAACGCCGTTTTATCCGCGCAGTCCTTATGGTTGCGCGAAGGTTTATTCCCACTGGATTACGGTGAACTACCGCGAGTCCTATGGCCTGCACGCCAGCAACGGAATATTGTTTAACCACGAATCGCCCCGGCGCGGCGAGACGTTTGTGACGCGTAAAATCACCCGTGCCATCGCGCGCATCAAGGCCGGCCGGCAAAACAAGTTGTTCCTCGGCAATCTCGACGCCAAGCGCGACTGGGGTTACGCGAAGGAATATGTTGAGGCGATGTGGCTGATGCTCCAGCAGGAGCAGCCAGATGATTATGTGATCGCCACGAACGAGACGCACAGCATCCGCGAGTTTTTGGAAATCGCCTTCGGCCATGCCGGCCTCGACTGGAACAAATACGTCGAGATTGATCCGCGCTATTTACGTCCAGCCGAAGTAGATCTGCTCATCGGCGATTACAGCAAGGCAAAGCAGAAGCTCGGCTGGGAGCCGAAGACGAAATTCGCCGACCTCGCACGTCTGATGGTCGATGCGGATATCCAGTCCCTTCAGGAAAAAATGTCTGGCAAGATTATTGACTCATAGCTTAAAGGCGAAGCAGCGTGCTCATAACGCGACGAGTGTTGGTTCGAGTCCAACTGAGTCAACCAATTTACAATGAAAACTGAAAATTATACGCTAATCGATACAATATCTGGCGAGACCTTTAAAAAAGTCAAATTGACTGAGTGGGAAAGAAAGATTCTAAATAACGCATATGTCTTAAATAAATCCGATCTTAGATATAATCTCCCCTCGCGGCCTATGGAGAGATAAGTATCTCGGCGCCGAGAGCATGGCGAGTATAGCTCAATGGCAGAGCTCTAGTTTTCCAAACTGGCTACGGGGGTTCGATTCCCTCTACTCGCTCCAATTTGCCAGTTTAGCTCAGTGGTAGAGCAACGGTTTTGTAAACCGTCGGTCGTCGGTTCGATCCCGACAACTGGCTCCACTTTAAGATAATTTTTAGCCGCACACATTATGATATTGAAAACACACTCTGAGACGCAATGTAGTGGTCAGCATTGTTGCATTCATAATCCATCGGACCATCACATGAAGACTTGGCCACAAAACTGGCGCGATGACAAGGGAGTCATGGAACGCATTTGTCCACACGGTGTCGGTCATCCGGATCCGGATGATGTGGTCTATCTAATCAAAATAGGCCGTGAATATCTAACCGTGCACGGTTGCGATGGGTGCTGCCGCCAGCCAGCATGATAGCAAATAAAAGCAAATATGAAGAAAAACAAAAGAAGCATCCTCAAATCAAGCAAGAAATTCATCAAGACTCCGGCGAAATCCCGCCAGCATTCGGCTTCGGAAGTTGCAATCTGGAATTTATGGGCACTGCTGTATGATTATTCCAGCACAAAGAATAAAATATGAAGAAAAACAAAAGAAGCATCCTCAAATCAAGCAAGAAATTCATCAAGACTCCGGCGAAATCCCGCCAGCCAGATGATAGCGAATAATAGTAGATACACTTTTCAAACACGCAACTAAACTATAAAAAAATATGGGCATGTACGATACACTGATCTGTGAAACTAAAGTCAAATTTCCAAAAATTAAAGATCCGATGGAATTGAAAGATGTAAATTTCAATTCGCGGGTATATCAAACCAAGAGTCTAGCGTCGGCGCTCAATCATTATTCTATTGGCAACGATAAAAAACTTAGAATTATATTGGGGCACGATGACGTGTTCAATAAGGATTTTACATGTGAAATGGACGATTTTTTCGGCGATATTCACTTCTACGAATTCATTTCATCTCAGGAAATGCCAGAAAATCGATTCGATTACTGGATTGAATTTGTGGCCAAAGTCGTCGGTGGAAATGTTAAATCGATCCGCCTAGCTAAATTTCAAGCGACGGATAACACAGAATCTAAAAAAATTCGCCTGGAACAGGAACGCAAGCTCGATGCATATCTGGCGTTTCGAAAGACGTGGCACTCGCGATATTTGTGGAATCCATATAATAATACGATCGACTTCATTTTTCGCCAGATTCGCCGATTCGGATCTAAGTTTCCTCTCTGGAGGATTGAACGATTCCTGAAGCTATTCTGATCATGCTTTTCATCATCTCAAATTTGAAATTAAAGGATTTACAATCGCCTCAATTTTCTGTATATTAAATGGAATATGAAATATAAACTGCCTGGCATCTCAATAGAATCTAAAATACTGGCTAAATTTGCAAAGCCTCGAGGCTCGGTAAATGAAGAATCTGAATCGGTTAAAGTTCTCGGCGAATGCATTGCATTACAGCAACGCAAATCTATCGATTATCAAAATGATCATTCGAAAATTAAACAAGCCGACTATTATCCAAATGGCGTTGGAACTATCATGGACCTGATTCATGCCAAGAAGCTTCGAATGGAATCTGTCATCGCCGCGATGGTCCACGATCCCGAGTATAAGCCAAATTTTGAATCGATTGAAGATTCGGCAAAGGACGCCATTAACTACTATTCTTTTATTGTTGCATGGTGCCGTAAAAAGATGGATGGTCAGAATCCAAATCATGACTTCCTCAATCGTCCAAAGCGTGGCGCCAATCATTGAATATGAATACTGTAAATGACATTCGGCATCAGTTTTTAAAACTTTTGCGGTATGGTAATTCGATCGATGATAAGGGTGGTGGAACAGTTCTGGAAATTATCAATGCTTCATTTATTGCCGATGAGAATTCTATCTTTGGCGATCCGGATATGAACTACATCGATCGCGAGATTGCATGGTATAAATCGCAATCTCTGTCTATCAACGATATTCCGGGAACAGTTCCGAAAATCTGGAAAGATGTTGCTTCGAAAGATGGGCTAATCAATTCGAATTATGGCTGGTGTGTATGGTCAGAGTCGAACGGATATCAGTATAATCATTGCCTTGAAGCGCTTTTAAATGATAGAAATACTCGAAGAGCGAGCATGATCTACACTCGTCCGCAGATGCAAACCGATTTCTGCCGCGATGGCATGTCAGATTTCATGTGCACCAATGCCGTTCAATATTTAATTCGAGATGGAAAAATGCATGCATCTGTTTCGATGAGGAGCAATGATCTGGTCTATGGATATAAAAATGATCGAGCTTGGGCTTATCACGTTCTAAATTATTTGATGGATGATTACAATTCTCTGGTGTTGGAATCCGATCGAGTTGAATTGGGTAATATCTATTGGAACGTCGGTTCGCTTCACGTCTATTCGAAACATTATCACTTAATCGAGAAACATTTCGACCATGAACATACCGCCGGATAATAAATGGGACGTACGATTTCTTTGCCTGGCCAAGGAAATTGCATCATGGTCAAAAGATCCATCCACTCGCACGAGTGCTATTGCTGTCTACGATCGAAAAATCCTAGCGACTGGGTATAATGGATTTCCACGTGGCATCGATGAATTATCTGAACGGCTTGATGATCGAGATATGAAGTACAAATTCATGATTCATGCGGAAATGAATGCTATTTACAATGCAACGATTCATGGCATTTCTCTGAAGGGTGCAACTCTTTATGTTATCGGACTTCCAATATGTGGAGAGTGCGCCAAGGGTATCATTCAAGTTGGCATTAGACGAGTCGTCATTCCTATTCAGGACGTTCCGGAACGATGGAAAGAATCATGTGAGTTTACGCGCAATCTTTTCAAAGAGGTGGGTATTCAATATGATGAAATTTTAGCATGAAGATCACACCAACTCCATATTACACGGACTTTCTTCGGTATTACAATCTGGCCAAGAAGCAGCAGGAGCTTTGCAATACTTCGAAGAATCCTCCCTACGGCATGACTCTCCACCCAGATTCAAAGATGGGAGATGATTTGATGGAGAATGTTGAGCTTTACGATGTCGTCGAACGTAAGTATGCAGGATTTTCCCAGATCGTAAATGATGTTTTCTATGGGTGGACTCCGGAACATCCATACTGGGAGAAGATGAAGGCCGGTAAGATTACATCTCAGCGTGATGAGGTAGCCCACAATTGGACTGGAAAAACTTCGGAGTTTTATCCATCCGAATGGTTTTACATTTTCATTCTGCACAGAGTATGTGGATCTGGTATCAATTACGCCCAGAAGCCCTCTGGTTATCACAATACGCTCCTTCTGAAGCTCCATCGAGCCAACTCTATAGATCGGATGGTCGAGATGGTTCGGAACGAACAGGGCACGTTCTACACGTCTGTTGGATATCAATTTCCAGCATTTCCTAAGCCACCGTCTGGATATAAACGTGGAGGCGATTATTACCTCTCTGAATATGCTCCTCGATTAGCCAAAGATTTATTTGCTTGGTTGAATGCTTCGAAGGAAAAAAGAACACTGCGAGAAGTAGGCAAGTTCATGCTTGACTGGAATGTTCAGAATGGTCTTCGGCAATATCACTTTCAATATGCAGCCGTTGTAGCAGATATCGCCGATTGGTTTCCTCAGTATGTCGTGCGCGATTCAATGTTCTTCTATGGTTCAAATGCCGAGCAATGTATTTCCTACTTGGCTAAACCGGCTGAGAAAATGAAGACGAATGAATTCCTTGATTGTGTAATGGAAATGGCATGTCTCGATACTGGAGAAGTTCCATATAACCTTGAAGATGTTGCCTGTGACTACATCAGGTACGCGACAAACTATGTTCGAATGGGAGAAGCATATAATCACCTTGACCGCGATAAGATATTCAATTCCTCGAAGATCATCCATCCATATGGAAGACATCGGGCGATGCTCGATCTAGGACTCGTAAAAACCTTCAATGATTTGAATCAAAATTTCTACTACGATGAAGTTATCAAAGCAAATAATTTAACTCCAGCCGCATATGTCAGGCTCGTCAAAACGCATCCGGACTATTCTGACTGGATCGATCCTGAAATTTACAAATGAAAAAGATTAAAGAAGCCAGGACATGTTTATTCTGCGGAGTTGATGTAGCTCCTCTCATCAGAATGTGTGAGGCTTGTTGGAAAAAAATGTTCGGGACTAAATAATTCTATGAGCCACGATACACACGTCATAGATGGAAATAACAAAGATCTTCCCATGGGAATGGGACTCCTCGAAGCGCGGGATTATTACCTCAGTCTCTGTGAAGGTTGGACTCCATATAATCCAGATCCCATGGTAATTCATCATGATGGAGTTGATGTCGTTCGTGATGATTTGATCGTAGGAACCAAAGCTCGAGCCGGCGATTTACTCTGCTCAAAGATTCCAAATCAAACACTCGTCTATTGTCAGCCTCGTGTAGGACTGGCCGGAGTTTCTCTCTGTGATGTTGTGAAGAGGCATAGTGGCAAGCAAGTTGTTCTTTTCATGCCAGCATCCAAAGAGATTTCCCTTCATCAGGCATGCTGCATTGAACGAGGGGCACGACCAATCTTCGAACGAATCGCCGCGATGCCGAACTTAAATAAGTGGGCCAGAGAATGGGCTTCTAAGAATGGCGCATACTTCATTCCCCTCGGTTTGAAACACGAATTGACGACGGCCGCGATCATTCATGCGGCATCTAAGATCCCTGAACCCGATGAAGTGTACGTGGCGATTTCAACCGGTGTGCTCGCGCGAGCTTTGCAGATCGCTTGGCCTAATGCCGAGTTTACATGTATCGCCGTAGCGCGAAATCTGCAGGCCGGTGAATTAGGACGGGCGAGGGTTATTTCTGAACCGCTGGAATTTGCCCAAGCTGCCAGAGAGGAAGACATGCCTCCGTTTCCGACCGTGGCAACTTACGATGCAAAAGTGTGGCGTTTCATTCCCAAAGATGGAAAGAAACGTCGGCTTATGTGGAATGTTGGGCGGGATCCGATTCTCAGAGATGCATCGATTATTCAGAAGACTGATTCCTTTCGGCAATGGAAAAAAGATGTGCGATTAAATTTACCATGATGAACAACAATATTGAATATCCAAATACAGATCGAGCCATTCAAATCGTCAACAAGAAACCGATTCTTTCGTGGATGCATACCTGGACGCAGGATGAACGTGAAGCGAAGTTCTTTGAATTCTGCTCCAAATTCGACCTTCGTGAGGATAAACTGCTTCATGATGATTACCAGATATTCTCCCATCGTCTTCATTGGGATGAGCATCCCTTCGTTGATCTGATGTCGATGATCACGGATGCGGAACAGCGACTATATTACACTCTCGTCTTTTCATTTACCAATGAACACTGGGGAACGCTGACCCATCTCATGGACAAAGGTGTTGATGCTACGCGAGAGCACTTCAAAACAAATCGACATGCTCGATCTGATCTCTTTCAAATTTATTATCCGAAAGGAACCAATGTTAAAGAATGGCTTCTGAGTGGGCCGCTGCAGGCAGCTCGCGCACTTAAGGGGCATCTGACGAATGGAAAACGGTATACGATGATGGGATTTGCCAAGATACTCGAAGCACACTTCAAATCTGAACAAGGATTTCGTTCTCCTCTCTATCCATGTAAAAATGCCGCGCGCTACTTAGCCATGGCATGCCCGCATCTGGTCGATCCAGAATCTGTGCTCTATGGAGGAACTGGCCATTTCGATGGCATGTTTCAAATCTTCGGTCGCGACTACAATGGCAAATGTAAATATGTCATCGATGCGGATGGAGAATTTATTCCAAAGAATCAAAAATGCATCGACTGGCTCAAGGACATGAAACAGCTTTGTGAACATCCATCGAATCCAATGGAAAGGCAGAAGATGTTGAATGTGGAGGATAAAAGCTGTCTACTATGGAAAAGTATCGCAATCGCTCATGGTGTGAAAAGCCCGACCAAACGCATTCCATACAACTGGATCTTCCCCGACTGTTTCAATTTGGCCAAGCATCCTACCGGCAAAGTCATATTAAATGGACATACGACTCGGCATCTCTGGGATAAAGGTTCTTCGAAAAAGAATTACGACGACGGCGTTTTATCATTTACATAATCGGAATTCATGATATATTATATCATGAAAGTTAAATCATTCTTTTTTCATTACAATAAACCAGCATCGAAGAAAGCTGGTTTTCCGAAGATGAGCATTCATCATGATAAGACATGTCACATCGTCGATCATGTTCAATGCCATGTGTCATGTGCGACGAATCATAGAAAGCGCCAGCCTCATTGCGTCATGAAAGGATATTGCACATCGGTTAGAATTTTCGAATCCGCGGATAGTAAACTATATGGACAGATCAACTAGAATCGCAATCAACTTTGAAGATTCTCAGAACTCTCATGGCTATGGCTTTGGCTTTGGCTATGGCTTCGGCGATGGCGATGGGCATGGCGATGGTTATGGCAATGGCGATCGCGTTATCTACGGCTCCGGCTATGGCTCTGGCGATGGCTCTAGCCTTGGCGATGGCTCTGGCCTTAGCTATGGCTATGGCTATGGCTCTGGCGATGGCTCTGGCTATGGCTATGGCTATGGCAATGGTGATGGCTCCGGAGTAGGTTATTGAATTATGAAAGCATTAGTCACGGCACCTTTTATTCCGATTGTTCCTCGTCTGGCATCCCATCGCTCAGCCCAGGGCATCATCTATGCGGATCAGATTCGACAGACTAAGAATACTTTCTATGGAAAGTATGATGCCGTTGATATCAATTGGGCCGGGACGGCACATGAAGATCATAATGAATATGATGTACTATATGTGTATTGGGGTTCAGATTGGGCCGGGACATTAAATCTCTTTGGAGGTGTTCAATCATTTCCCTATGCTTGGAACATTCGCAACTTTTCGAAGTTTAAGGGCAAGGTGTATTCATTGGGCATAGATTTTCCTAAGATCGATGAGATGATTGAAGAACGCATTCAGAATGCGACGAGTAATAAGAAGGAGATTCAGGCCGAATGGCTCGATGTCGACATTAAAAATCTCGCGCGCATGCGCCGCGAAAGTACCAAGATTCGCTTTCCGCACATCACGGATAGGATTGTCATTGGAGACTCTCATTCGATTTGCATGCATCGTCCGGGATGGACCGTAAATTCCGTTCCATTTAAGACACTGAATGGCGCATTGACAACGGGGCTTAATACATTCATCGAAGAGTTTACCTCCATCGACAGTGTAACTTCCGCGGAGTTTTACTTTGGCAATATTGACGTACGTCATCATCTCTGTCGATTGGAAGGTGATGCCTTTGAAAACGCCGCGGCTTTAGCCAAGCGATATGTTCAGGCCGTTGATGCGTTACCCATCAGAAACACGGCTATCTATGAATTACTTCCACTTGAAAATGAATCGCGCAAGCTTCCAAAGACTGGTTATTACAAAGGCAAACCATTCTGGGGTTCATGGCACGAGAGAGATGCTATTCGTAGAACTTTCAATCGGGATGTAGAAGCGCTTTCGAAAGAGCGTGGAATTAAATTTATTCGTTGGACGGACTATCTCTTGAATGGAAAGGGCGAGCTTGATTTTAAGTTCATGGAGAAACCTCATTCTATCCACCTCTCCAGAGAGTTCTATCCTCATTGGAATGGCACCCAAGATTTTCCAGTCCCCGATAAAAAAAGATCGGATAAATTAGAAGTGGCCACTCAACAAACATCTGGCGGTCTCGATGAATTTTTTCTATGATTAAACACGCCTCAATCGTTCCTCTTATCGGCGGAATGACAATCGCCGCTCAAAATATATTTGGCACAAGGCCAGACTATCTTCTGTCATATTCGCCATTCAAGGCACATGATTATCATCTGGTAAACTACTATGACAATCTGATACCCTACATTTTGCTAGATGAAGGCGGTAAGCATCCTCATGCGGTCGACGTTGTTTCGACTACATGTCCATGTGCGGGTCTTTCGGCACTATCTCAATCCGCCGCGGGCAATTCTCCGATGAATGAATGGATGTTCCGTTCCGCGGAATACGTCCTTTCTTCCATGAAGCCGCGAGTAATGTATGGTGAGAATGCGCCACGACTGGCATCCAAGCTCGGAGAACCGGTTGTGGAGCGTCTGCGGCAGATCGGAAGAGAGAATGGTTATGCCTTTTCAATCTTCAAAACCAGATCTTTAACCCATGGACTTTCACAAGTTCGTGAACGAACGTTCTACTTCTTTTGGCAAGGAGATAAAATTCCAACGTTAGAATCTTGCAATCCTGGCTGCCATGAACGGATCGAAGACACTATCGATGGCGCCAAATTGGCACATCATGCCGATCCAATGTCGGTCATTACACTCAATGAAAAAACACCTTCGCAAAATCCTTATTACCGTTACGTGCTCGAAGAAATTCATGGAGGCATATCACATGCTCAATTTGCTTCTTCGCTGACACGAACGGCCAATGTTCTTCGAGTAATCGAAGCCGCATCCGGTCATGACTATCTTCGAGTTGGAAAATGGATGGACGCCCATGGCTTTCCCAAACTCGCCAAGAGATGTGCGGATATTCACTTGAAATTAGGATTAGGTGGAAACATCATGCGAAAGCAAATTGAGGTGCCATGTGATATCATCGGAGCCTTTGTTGGTCACATGCCAACGATGCTTACCCATCATCGAGAAGATCGATTCCTCACGGTTCGCGAATGTCTTTCGATCATGAAAATGCCTCTAGACTTTCAGATTCATAATGCCAAGAGGAATTTCAATCATATCTGCCAGAATGTTCCAGTTACAACGGCTGAATATGCGGCTCGAATGGCAAAGGCGTTTATAGAAAATAAGCTTTCACTTGATAATTACCCTGGCAATTTCCTCGTTCAAGATAATGTTAGAAGAAACATTGAATCTGGACAAGCTTCTTCATTGGAAACATTTTTTTAATTGGTTGTTTACTTTTAATGAACCTATGATATATTGATTCTATGCCTAAAGATAAAACACTGCAAAATCCTCGCACTGCGCTACTAATCTCTAGAATTCGCGCGGCTTCAAAATTGGCTCTCTCTACAACTCTAGAAGCTTCCAATCTATTTGAAAATGAAATGGTATCGACCGAAGTTCCCATGATCAATGTAGCGCTTTCTGGCTTGATTGATGGTGGCATTACTTCCGGTTCTACTGTTTTAGCTGGCCCATCAAAGCATTTTAAAAGTTCATTCGGTCTTCTAATGGTCGCAGCATATTTGAAAAAATATCCGGAATCGGCTTGTCTTTTCTACGATTCGGAATTCGGTTCTCCGAAATCATACTTTAAATCCTTTGGCATCGATGAGACTCGCGTCTTTCATTCGCCTATCACCAACATTGAAGAACTTAAATTTGATTTGGTTTCTCAATTGAATACTTTGAATCGAGGAGACAAGGTAATTATCATGATTGATTCCATCGGCAATCTGGCTTCGAAGAAAGAGGTTGAAGATGCGATCAATGAAAAGTCTGTAGCCGACATGACTCGAGCCAAAGCTCTGAAGGGTCTCTTTCGAATGGTCACGCCGATTCTAAAGCTCAAGGACATTTCAATGATATCAATTGCTCATACCTATGAGACACAGGAAATGTATTCGAAGACGATCGTGTCAGGTGGTACTGGCATAACATATTCGGCAGACAATATTTGGATTCTTGGCCGTCAGCAGGATAAAGATGACGAGGGTCTCCATGGATATCGCTTTGTCATCAATGTCGAAAAGTCCCGCTTCGTCAAGGAAAAATCTAAGATCATGATCACGGTTGGATTCGACAAAGGCATTCAGCGCTATTCAGGTCTCCTTGATGTAGCTATAGCCGGTGGATTTGTCATCAAGCCAAAGAATGGATGGTATGTAGCCTACAATCCATCGACAAAAAAAGAACTTTCCAAAAGCACTCGCGAAGAACAAACCTTCGATAAGAGTTTCTGGGATGTCATCTTTAATAATACTGACTTCAAAAAATATGTTGAATCAACCTTTTCTCTGGGCAATACGGAAATGCTCGCCTCTCATTCAAATTCTTCGAATGATGGGGATGCTGCAGAAGCCAATTAAAGACATCGACTATCGCATCGGTGTATTTAACACTCTACACGATCAATGTGGAATGATCGTTCTCTTGAGTGGCCCGTATAAAGGAACAGTCTATCAATATGATCGGGTCGGCATCCGCGAGGAAACTCAAATCGATTCGATTAAACTTTCATATCACTTTACAATATTGCACAATCGAAAATTTCAAGATGATTTGAAATTCCATCGATATGCCGGTGATGTGCTCACTTCGATTCTAACTGATTCTATAGAATATAAAATTGGAAATTTAAATGGAAGCCAACTTACAGAAAATAATACTTCAATCATTTCTCCACGATGAGGAATATTGTCGAAAAGCAATGCCCCACGTCAAGGCCGAATATTTTGAAGGTGGAGAAAGAATTGTCTATGAACTAATCCTCGATTTCATTCTTAAATACAATAGGCTTCCAACTCCATCGGCTCTTGTAATTGAACTTCAAGCAGGAGGTAAAGGTTCTATAGAATCACAGAATCGAGCTGGGGAAATTATTGGAGGCCTTGTTGAGTATGAAAAGGTCGATCGTGAATGGCTCTTAAATCGCACAGAAAAGTTCTGTCAAGAGCGATCTGTATTCTTAGCCGTCATGGAATCGATTGCTATTATCGATGGGAAGCGTAAAGATGTTGCACCCGGATCGATTCCCGATATTTTGCAAAAGGCTCTGTCTGTTACATTTGATACATCGGTGGGTCACGATTATATCTCAGATGCAACTTCTCGATATGAGTATTATCATAAGAAGGAATCGCGATTCCCCTTTGACATCAACATGCTTAACTCAATCACGCGTGGCGGTGTTCCCAAGAAAACATTGAACATCATCATGGCTGGTGTGAATGTTGGAAAATCTCTGGTGCTTTGTCATCTGGCTTCTTCATATCTTTCACAGGGAAAGAATGTTCTTTACATTACCCTTGAAATGTCAGAGGAAAGGATTGCTGAACGCATCGATGCTAACCTTTTCGACGTCAATCTCGATCAAATTGAATCTCTTCCTCGTGATATCTTCGATTCAAAGATAAAGAAAATTTCCGCTAAAACACAAGGTAAGCTGATCATCAAGGAATATCCAACAGCGGCCGGTCACTCTGGTCATTTTCGAGCACTCCTCAACGAGCTCAAGATGAAGAAGAATTTTATTCCAGATATTATCTTTGTCGACTACATTGGAATCTGTTCATCGGCTCGCATCAAAGGTCTTTCGGGGTCTGTCAATACCAATTCGTTCGTCAAGGCTATTTCCGAAGAGTTGCGCGGATTGGCAATTGAATTTAATGTTCCAATCTGGACGGCAACACAGGTAAATCGAGGTGGAATGAAGTCATCGGATCCTGATATGGTCGACGTCGCCGATTCATTTGCTTTGACTGGAACGGCAGATTTTATGATTTCGATCAATGAAACGGAACAACTTGAAAAGCTTGGCCAATATATGGTGAAACAGTTGAAGAATCGATATTCAAATAAGACTACCAACAAAAGGTTTATTGTTGGCGTTGACAAGGCGAAAATGCGCCTCTACGATGTAAATGCATCGGCTCAGACGATGATCGATTCTGGAAGTGAAAGTGATTCTCCATCTGAATCTAATTCAATTAAACCCTGGGATAAAGTTCGGAAGAGCATATCAATTTCGAATATCAGAGTATGAAAACTGAAATTGTTGTCACAGACATGAGTCTAGATGATATTTTCATTGCCATGCAGCCGACAGAAGAGGATCGCGAAGAGGCTCGAAGATGGATTAGAAGTGAGCAGGTGAGGTGTATAAATACCATAAACACCGTAAGCACACATGAAATCATTCAAATCATACCTCGCTGAAGGAATATCGCCGGCCGGCCTTCATAAGGCGGCCATTTTAATTAAGTCATACATCCATCGAAAACTCGGCAAGGATCTTTTTAATTTTCCAGAAGCCGAGGAATTTACTAATTCTGAGTCTGGACATGGATATGGCATTCGTTTTTTCATTCCTTCCGATAATAGTTCGGTTCGCATCAACTGGTCATCGCCCAATTCAATTGGCCTGAGTGGAGTTAGTTCGGCCGATGTTTGGCTAGATGGAAATCCGCTTCACGCCAAATTCGATGCCGAGCTGTCTCTGGTACAAATTCTTCCAGTGATTGTCGACATGCTCCAGGGTGATGTGAAATCTGGTCACTTTCTCACCCCTCCTAAAAAAATCGATCTCAATGAGTCTTTGGATCTCTGCCGAGCTTCTATCCTCATTGAGTCTGTACATCCTGAAGAAGCCTATGATGGCATCATCGCGATGATCAAGGACAACAAATTCAAGAAGTATGGTGCTGGATCTATCTACGATCAATATCGTAAAACCGGCGAGCTCATCTTCAATGCTCTGGTCAAAGAGTTTCCCAACTACATCACGAAGAAGGGGCAAGGATTTGTCTGGTCTGGTCAGGCTTCGGATCTTCGTGAGCTAGTCATCGCCAAATCTAAGATTCTGGCCGACTTGGGATGTACTGGTGCATCTGTTTCTCGCGGATCACCGGATCGTTATGCAACTGATCAGAAGGTGGAAAAGCTAATTGAACGACTTCCTTTTACCACACAGCTCGATGATCTGACACATCTTATCAAGATGACGATTTCTGGATCCTCGAATGCCCTCTTCGTTGCCGGCCGCGGTGGCGTCGGCAAGACCCATACGGTCGAGGAAGTGCTCCATGAACTTGGACTTAAAGATGGCGATGGATATTTTAAAAATACTGGAACAGCTTCACCTGCCGGTCTGTACACTCTCCTCTTTCGTTACAAAGACGGTGTGGTTCTATTCGACGATTCCGATGATGCATTGAAAGATCAGGAGGCACGCAACATTCTGAAGGCGGCAACGGACACTAAGAAAGTTCGTAAGCTGGTCTGGAATAAACGTGGATCCAATGTCGTCGATCCGGACTCTGAGCAATCGGATGAAGAGATTCTAGATGCTGGCCAGATTCCTCGTTACTTTGAATTCACCGGCAAGGTCATCTTCATCTCGAATCTGAACATGGACAAACTCGATCCGGATGGCGCGATTCGCACTCGAGCCTACATGATTGACATCAATCCGACCGACGAAGAAGTCTATGAATTCATGGAAAAGATCTGCGACAAAGTTCCTCTACAAGGCGGTCTCTCTCTTTCAAAGCCAGAACGCCTGAAGGTCATCGGCATTCTTAAACAGGGAAAATCGAAGCAGACGGCCAATCTTCGCAAGCTCTCACGCGGCCTGAACATGTATGCGGCCGGTGGTGCCAATCTCTCTGAGGCTGAACTGGTGCGAATGATTTCGACGTATGCCTAATCCGGACGAATACGGAACGAGGAAGAAGTCCTAAAGTCGTTCTCTCTTCGGAACATGTTCGTGTACATGTTCATCTTTTTGACGTCTATTCATGCAAGCCGTTGATCTGCACTGTCATATGCGCGAATAAACATTTTCATACAACTAGATCTCTCCAGGCGCTCGCAAAGCGTATTTTCACACAATTAGAGCTGAAAAAAGACTATTTTCATACAATTAGATTTCGAGCTGATGCAAGTGCCTGATATTCAACGTTGAAATACTTTCACTATTTTATTTACATCCTCGAAATTCTTGGTATATTAGTATCGTGAGAAAGAATAAAACTGAAACGTGGTTCATCGAATACGAGATTCCACCCCTTCGAAGCATCTTTCGTGCGACGTGTCCTGGAGAGGGGCGAAGCCGAACGCAGGTGCAAAATTTGCTAACACACTTTCAACCAGAATGGAAAATCGTAAAACTTTGTAAGAAATATGCGCCAAAGTAAAATCACATTTGAAGTTCCGTTTTCAGAGCGAAAGGCGAAATATGTTCGCTCTCTAACTAACTACGTCATGAATAAATTCTTATTCGACACTAGCAAGATTACGATCAACTATGTTTCGACTCGCAATCTCATGAAGAATGATGGAATGATAGCCTACAGCGATCCGGATATTGAATTGAATTCGTATACGATTGCATTCGATTCGGGAATTGCAATTCGCGATCTTCTTCTTGCCGTTGCCCATGAATTGGTTCACGTTAAGCAATTCGTTCTATGCGAACATAAACAACGCTCGAATGAGCTGAGATGTTTAGATGAGAACTACTTCGACGACCCCGCTGAAATTGAAGCGTATGGTCGTGAATTGGGTCTGTTTATGATGTGGTGTAAAAAACACAGTTTGAATACAAAATATAGTTGGGCCAGATAGTTTGAGGAAGATTTATGAAAACCAAGAAAGAGACTAATAGAACAATCAAACCAATTCAATCTGATTCGAGATTCGATTCGCTAGATGTTCCGGCCGGACAGGTGCGGAGGCGTGTGGGCGACGTGTTCTTCCTGACAAAGGAATCGAAGTATGTAATTGAATCCGTGAGCCCTTCTCGCGCTACGGCCAGATGCATGGGTCCTACACGACTCGCCAAGACTCAAAAAGATCCTGAAGCACCGGTTGAATATGAAATGATTCCAGCATACATTTCGATTTCGACGTGCTGCGATCGAGCCGACGTGCTTGAAAACATTCCAAACTATCAGGCACCTCGTAAAGTTTCAAAGGAAGAAGTTGTATAAATATTGAATATCATGAAACTCAACGAAGCCGTGCAATCAATCTTGGAAGGCGTTCGTCCTAAGATTGGCGACAAAGTCAAATTTCTATTTCGTGATCAGCCTTGGGAAGGAACCGTCGCGGAATTTGGAATTGCCACTCCCGGCAAAGTCAAGCTCAAAAAGTATTCCGCCTTCGGGTGGAAGCCTAAATCTCTCGAAACGGCCAAGATTTCAGTTCCTGGAAAGGGTATCGCTATCGTGCCACTCACGGCCATCACTAAAATCATCGGGCGTGGTGATGCCACGGCGGCTCGTGCGGATCTGAGAGATATCAAATTTGCTCGAGCCAATCGCGCGGATGCTAACAAAAGTGCCAATTACGATGCACAGGAAAAAAATAATCTGGCTTCGCTGAAACGTGGAGATGCAATCATCGTCACATATAACCAGGGCAATGAACGAGAACGCAAGTTTATTCGATTCACTTCTTCAGGTTCCGTCGTCTATGAACAGGATGGACGTGAAAGAAAGTGCCCAGCTGAATTTGTCAAAATCAAAAAATAACAACTATGAAACTAAACGAAGCCGCCCGAAACATTCTGTCTGGACCAATTAAGAAATCAACCAAACCTGCTCCGACGGTCCGCCAGGTTCTCAAAGAAGATAATTTGAATCCAGAGGTTGATCAGGCCATTGATCTTTTTCAAGAATTTGATGCCGAACAGGCAGAAGCTTTCTTTAACAGGTTATCTGATTTTTATTCTCATGGATCAGATGCGGAAGAATTAGGCGCCCTTGAATCATTACTTCACAAAGCTGCTGATATTATTAAGAATCGCAAAGGTAATTAAAACGCCTATGAAACTAAACGAATCTATTAAAAAAGTCCTCATCAAAGAAGATATCAATGACGTGCAAAAGGCCTTTGTTGCCTTTAAGGAGTTCGATACTCAAGAAGCTGAAGACTTCTTTGAGAAGTTGGCTGAATTATATGATGATCTGTCCCACAATCCATACGGCAAGAAGGATAATTGGTCGTCGACGATCACTCGATCGGCAGTCGAGGAGCGTAGATTGAAAGCTGAGTTTTACACTAAACTCTCCGAGCTCTGCGATAAAGCCCGTGAATTACACAGCAAGTACGATCCTCAAAATTGATCGATATACGTGGCGAGTAATAATTCCATTTAACCATTCAATCAATCCCATGGACCAACATCCATGGGATTTTTAGTTTACACTTTGAATAAATAGAATACACGTGAAAAGCTTTATTCAATTCGTTCTCTCTGAAGGTGCTGGCCACCTCACTCATGTCGAGGACTCGGTCTTATACTCCGGCTTGTCTGGTGCTAAGAAAGCTATTCAGACTTTAAAGACACTTCGCGACTCAATGCTCGGCAAGAATAAGAAGTCGATGTCCGTGTCGGTCAAGTGGGATGGAGCGCCAGCAATCTTCTGTGGCATCGATCCGGCGGATGATAAATTCTTCGTTGCCAAGAAATCAATCTTCAACAAAGTCCCGGAAGTGTATAAGACTCCTAAGGATATCGACGCGGCCATCGACTCCGGTGATCTTAATAACAAGATGAAGGTTGCTCTGGCCGAATTGTCTAAGCTGGGTATTCGAGGAATCATTCAAGGCGACATCATGTTCACGGAAGACACAGCGCGCCGCCAGACGATCGAAGGACAGGAATATATTACATTCCATCCAAATACAATCGTCTATGCCGTTCCGATCGATTCGGAGATCGGCAAGAAAGTATCGGTGGCCAAGATCGGCGTAGTCTTTCATACGTCATATGCTGGTAAGATTGGCTCTCTTGAACCGATTCCCGGAATAAATGTGAAGACTATGAAGCAAGTTCCATCGGTCTGGTGGCAGACGGCGGATCTCAATAGCACCAGCGCTCCAAATATAAATCCTGCAGATCTGGCTCAGATCGATAAGCTTCTGAAGCAGGCCGATCAAACTCTCTCCAAGATCTCTCCAAACACACTGAATGCCATCGAGGCGAGCTCGGATCTGGCTCAAGAACTAGAAACCTATGCCAACTCCAAGGTTCGCTCTGGCCAAGAGATCGGTGATCCGGCCAAGCACGTAGCTGGCTTGATGAACTGGATGAAGGCTCGCTTTGATAAGCAAGAAGCGGAGAAGAAGACGTCTAAGGGCAAAGAAGCCGTGGATCTTCGACGTCAGGCTCGCATGGAGTTCTTCGCCGGAGACAACGTGAATAACTTGGTCCTTATCTTTACGCTCCAGCAGATTCTGGTTGATGTCAAGAAGCTTTTGATTTCGAAGCTGAATCAACTTGGCGGCGTGAATACTTTCCTCAAGACTAAGGCCGGATATGAAAAGACTGGGCAAGAAGGATATGTGGTCGGAGATCCGATGGGTGGCAACACGGTAAAGCTTGTCGATCGCCTTGGATTTTCGAGGGCCAACTTTAGTCCAGATGTCGTCAAGGGATTTTCTAAAGACCGTTAATGAATGATAATTGAGAAGTTGTTTGTATAAATAACTTCATGCCATCGATATGTGTAGTTCCTTTGTTGGATCACAAATAAGCCGGATTGAATCTATAGAAGTATAGTAGATCTGATTTTAAAATACATGCCTAAAGAAATTCTATTTACATTCCGCGAGTTCACGGAGCTCCTAGAAGCCGAATATCAAAATCGAAAGGTTGAATTAAATAAACCTTTTCGTACGTCAAATGGACCAAAGAAGTTTGCCGTCTATGTAACTAACGAAAAGGGTAACGTAATCAAATTGGGATTTGGAGATCCTAATATGGAAATCAAGCGGGACAATCCGGGTCGACGCCGAAACTATCGCGCGCGCCATCACTGTGAGAATCCTGGTCCTAAATGGAAAGCTAATTACTGGAGTTGCAAAATGTGGTCTAGTAAACCAGTTAGCAAGATAACAAAATAATTTCCTCTCTTCAAACCCCGTGGACTAACCTCTATGGGGTTTTTTATTGAACCTGCAAATCGTATAAATACGAGTATATCTTATGGGAAACACGAATTCAGGTAGCACATTCAACGATCGTTTGCCGGTAGACTATACACTCGATGACGTCGACGATGACGGCCTAATCAATCTACAAACCTACAAGCGTCGTCCTCTTCGCGAAGCCGGCCTTCCCTATCGCAAGGCCAATTCTCGTCGTGTAATCGAGCGCGCTGAGCGGCGAAGGTCTAGAGCCTATCATAGTCTATCGAGTAAGTTGAATGAAGCCTCTCAGCAAAATTCAGAAATGACCGCGAAGAAAGAAACCCTGGATAAAGTTTGGCTCAAACAGTTTGAAGTTTGCACGTCCGTGGATATTCCGCTCGATGGATTCAAGAGCACGAAATACAAAAATGAAATTCGGCATCTTCTGAATAATTTATTCTTTAAGAACCTCGATCCTCAGATCCCCGCACTGACAGCTTTGCGTAAATTAAATTCTCTGGATTCGGCCACTTCGGCTCTAAATAAAGGCATCGATCTCCTCCGTGCGGCCGCTGGTTCGGCTTTCTCAACGTTCTACCAGTATGGAAAAAATAATGCATTTGGCCCTGGCGAGGTTCTAATGTACTACCTGATCGATGGAATTACTCTGGCAGGCACGGACTCATCTGGCGATTTAGCTCTGGGTAAAACCTCATATGAGGTCAAGGCCGTGGTTCGGACCAATAGCGGTTACTTCAAAGACTTTCGCATCTCGATCGAGACGGGTGAGGTGATTAAGAAAATTATGAGTCTTTGCATCAAAGCCAATATAACTCTTCCCGCGGGACGTGCAGGTGAATCGATTCCTTCATCGGCTTTGGATGAGCTCCGCGCGAGTAAGTTCAAAGCTGAATATGCTAAGCTCGAGCTCGAGTATGCAACCCTGGCATATAATAATTATTTCAAGAAACACCCCATAGTTTTTATGGATACGAACGACTCCGGCGGCGGCGGGAAACTCGGGCGTATTCTCGACATTATGGACGTGAAAGCCAAAGACGTTGTGATCGATCGTATTTCACAAGGCAAGCCAAAACCGATGGTTAAAGCTAGGAATTGAGATTTGAATATGGATCACATTAAATCATTTCGTCAGTTCCTCGAGGCGACGGTCAAGGAGATCACCGTCACCTTTGGTCGCTTCAATCCTCCCACGATCGGCCATGAAAAGCTTCTGAATGCCATGGCGTCTAGAGCGGCCGGTGGCACCTATAAGATCTACGTCTCTCAGTCTACAGACGAGAATAAGAATCCTCTTCATTACTCTGAGAAGATTAAGCTCATGCGTTCTATGTTTGCAAAGCATGGTCGTAATATCATCGAAGACGAGTCCATCAAGACTATCTTCGACATTGCCCAGAAAGCATATAAAGATGGATTCGTTCGTTTCGTTCTGGTTGTAGGTGAGGATCGAGTTGATGACTTCTCGAATCTGCTAAAGAAGTATCAGGGACAGAAGCAGAAGAATGGCAGCTTCTATGACTTTCCTGGTGGCATCGATGTAGTCTCGGCCGGCGATCGCGATCCAGACTCGGACTCAGTCGAAGGCATGTCGGCTTCTAAGATGCGTCAGGCTGCACGCGACGGAGATCTGAGATCCTTTTCAAAGGGCCTTCCAAAAGGATATGATGATTCAATCTCCGTGTTTAATCTTGTTCGTAAGCGCATGGGATTAAAGGAAACAGTCAACTTTCGTGAACACATTCAGCTCACGCCTCAATCCTCTATTCGCGAAGCCTACGTGCGCGGAGAGATCTTTAATGTTGGAGACTCTGTTCGCCTGAAGGGAGGCGAAGTTCTGCAGATCGTTGAGCGTAGACCTAATTTCCTAGTCACGAATGATTCAAAAAAACGTTGGCTTCAAGACGTGGAGCCTATTCAAGAAGGTTGGGCGACAGATTCCTATAAGAAAGTCGGCGGCAAAGGATTGCTCTACATTGATAAATATGAAGAACAATCTGAGCTCACCAAGTCTTCGGACATCAAGAATGCTCTGATCAATCTAGATAAGCTCGATGCCAAGTATGCCGATTCTTTTAAGGTATTCAAAAATCTAAACGGCGCCGTAGCATTCAAAGAGATAGCTTACGTTCCATTCTTTCATCTAATTTAATAAATAATAACATGAATTTAATCGAATCACATACGCAGCTCAATGAAGAAGACTTGAAATGGACAACAGTCGATCCGGATGTAGGTACGCAGGAAGCAGTTCTATCCAATGGTTCGAAGTTTGTTATTTTCAATTTAATGAATAAAATCACGGTGGTATATTATACAAAGGATGCCAAATCTGGCAATGAAATCTACCACACGCCGGCCGGTGTTCCCCTGGCTTTCATGAAAGCAAAACAAGCAGCAGCAGAATTTCTCGGAAATAAGAAGATTAAGAATACTAAAGATGATGCGGCAGAATCGACAGATGATGGAGCAAAGGACATTGATTCGAAGAAAAATGAATCGATTGAATCGAAGAATGACGAAATTGCTCTCAAGGCTACAGACAAGCTTGAAGTCAGGTATGGTTCGCTCTTCGTAAACGGAAAGCCTTTCGAAGCCTCTGATCCCGATGAAGCCGTAGATTGGCCGAAGTCTATTGATTCGGATGGGAAGTTAATTACGTGGTTCAAGGGCCGTAAGTCGATGGAGAATAAGTGGTCTCCCGAAGAAATTCGAGGACACTACATCAATAATTCTAGAGAGGTAAATGAACCGAAATCTGAGATTTCTGAACGCGCTATCAAAATTGTAGGTCTGTTAACTCGCGAAACTGATCGGACTATCATTGAGAGCTTCTTGAGATTAAATTCCATTGAAGGCCATGAATCCGAACTTCTGATGATTGAAACGGCTTTTAAGCGATTCAAGAAGAAGCTCAACGAAAGTGACGGAGTTTATGAAGAGGCTATCAAACCTAATCCATACTTCGATTATTCGGTTTTTAAGATTCGACATCTCGAAATGTATCCTGGCACCGACGAAGTGAAGATAAAGGCGGCCTTTGAGAAATATAAAACATTAGCGCCAGCCAACGTCGACGTGGAAAATACTAAAAAAATATGAGCACATCCTTGGAAAAAATTCGATTGGGGTTTATCAAGCTCAATGAAGTACTTAAGTGTGAAGTGAAAGTTAATGAAGCGATCGATGATAGGGTTTTCAGTGAAGATTATACCGGCCCACGATGGACGTATGGACTTCGCAATCGACCCATGGGAATGGGTGCTCAGCCAAAGGGATTCATCATTGGAAGCGACGGCCCTCCGGAAGGACGAGCCCGGCATGGAACGATTCAATATCCAAGAGAACTGACAAAGGATGAATTGTATGACTTCGAGCTGGAGCTAATTTCAGGACCGAAAGTTAATGAAGCCAAACAACGATTAGACTCTAAGTGCTGGAAGGGGTACCGTAAGAAAGGCACTAAGATTAAAGGCGACACGCGTGTTAACAACTGTGTAAAAGAAAACTTAGCGGGCAGTAAGAGTGATAGCAAACACCGCGGGGTGCCTACCAAATCTACTGCAACACCGAAATCAAAGTTAATCGAAAACTTGATCGAAGAATATAAGAAATCAAATCAGAGTCGATTCTCCGGGAAATCCGAATCTGCTCGAGTAAAAATGGCCATATCGGATTTTAATAGAGCAAATCCTCGAAAGAGAGAGCAGGCCCCTTTGACTGAATGCATGGACGGCGGAAAGGATAACGATTCCATGGAAATAACTCGTCTGGAACTCGACGAGATCGCCGATATGGCCGATGATCTCTTTGCGGCGCTGCCGAATTATCCCGAATTTCCAGCCTGGGTTGGACATAAAATCGCCGCTCTCCATGCGGGACTTCAATCGGTCTATGATTACTATCTATTGCAAACGAGTAAGGGAAAGACGGAATCTCCGGAAATGATATGTGTAAATCCTGCAAATCCGAATATTACAAATATTCCTCTTCTTCCAGTTCCTTCAGCAGGAATTTAGCAACCTATAAATACTTTAAATAACAATAATCTATTATGTTTTCCGATAAAATTACCAAATCAATTGCCCTCGCCGCCTCTCAAGTCATCGATGAATCGGCTCAGAAGCTTAAACCGAAAGTCGTAACTACTGAAGGCCATACTGCCGATCATATGGCCGGCTATACGGATGATGATGCCAGCGATGACGATAAGTCTTCGGAAATCTCCGTTGGCTCAGAGCTTCGCGTCAATGGAAAGCTTTGTACTGTCAATGAAATCATTGGTAATACGGCCTATTGTACGGATGAAGATGGTGAAGATATCGAAGTCGACGTCTATGGCGACTGGGATCTGGTTTCGGAAGGCCACATGGCCGGCCACGTGGCCGGCAATGAAGACATCTCCGTTGGCTCATGGCTTCATGTTGATGGAAAGCCTTGTATAGTCGATGAAATTCTCGGTGATACGGCCTATTGCACGGATGAAGATGGTGGAGATATTGAAGTTAATTTACGCGGCAGCAATTGGGATCTGGTTTCGGAAGGCCGTAAAGCGACCAATCGGTCGAAAGAGATGGTTATCGAGGCACTCAAGGCAGACAAACCAACCTCTGAATGGATTAACGATTTTGTAAATTCCAATGAAGCTAAGTTCAAGGGGAAATCTAGGGGCGAACGTATCAACATGGCTATGGCAGCTTTTTTCGAAGCTCAGAAAGCTGTTAATAAAACCGGTTCGACGGTGCGAGAAGGTATCGAAGAACCTGCGGCTGGCGGTGAAAAGAAATTCAAAGCCGCCCATCTCATCAATAAAAGTGCTAATGTAAATCAAGATGATCAGTCTGGAATTGAGGCCATGGGAGATTGTAAACCGAAGTTGCCCATGGGCACTAGCTTTTCCAAAGCCGAAGATATTGATGGCGAAAAGAATGATCTGGCCAATGTTGCGGCGATTAAAGCTTCGGCCAAGCATGCAACGGCTCCTTCGGCTCAGGGGAATCCTAAGATCGATGAGATTGACGGAGAGAAAACTGAAATTAAGACTATCGCGGCAATTAAAAAATCCGCGTCTAGAAACGCCTCGGATCCCAAGGCTTCTGGTTCTAAACAATCTGGTGCCCAGTCCGCCGAGAAGGTCGCTAACACGGCTCCCTCCGGAAAGCTTGGAGCCGATGAACCTAAAGCCAAGCAACGCTTCTCGGAACCGATGCCCAAGCGTTTGAAAGAAATGGCCATGACGGCACTTCTCGGTGAAGATGCGGATGTTATGACTACTTTCGATAAGCAATATGCCAATGACCATGCTGAATCCTTGAAGCAATTGATAGCCGGTCGAGGAACAGATGGCATCGATGTTGAGCTCATGCCTCAGTTCAATCATTTCATTGCCAGTTATGGCGATGAACTTCGAAAACATTTTAAGCTTCCGCCTCTCGAAAATAACAAAGAAGTTAAGACGGTAAAAGAAGATATAGGTGAAACTAAAAGTTCTCGACTCGCCGATCAATGTGAAGAAGCCGCTTCGCGTGTTGCCGGTTTGATCAATCGAAAAAATGAAGCTCCTCCTGGAATTCAAAGCAAGATTGAGCAAGCTCAAAGACTTCTTTCGTTTGTGGCTGAATGGTTGGATAATGACGATCGGCGCAATTCCAGTCTCAAAGAGGGTGCGGGTATAACTAAGGGCTCTGAACTCGCGGATCGTGCCGTAATGGCCGCCGATCGGGTAGCCGGTTTGATTTCCCGTAGAGTTGAATCTGACAAAGACATTATACAGAAAATTCAAGATGCTGGCGACAATCTGTTTTTGGTAGCCGAGTTTCTCGATAATCAATGATATCATTGATTATCAAAAAAGATCTCTATAGAGTAACGGTGAAGAACAGTTAAATTCCAATCATGGCCCACACTCTCTATCAAACAATTCGCGACGTCTGGCTCTGTGAGAGCCGCGGTTATGGTGGATGGCTCTCTCCTTCTGGAAAGGAATTTCCAGTCAGATCGAGAATGGAACACGAGAAGGTAGCCAAGGATATTCTGGGAGATGAAGCCGAAGAACTTCAAGGCATGCCATATACGCCCGATGAAATACTTGGGCATCGTGGATGGGCGCGACTGGTCCATGAGCCTTCTCGAACATTTGTTGATATCGATAAGAACGTCAAATTGACGGGTCGCCAGCTTTCCTATCTCAAAGATCTGGGCATTGAAAATCAAGTCAACATCTTCCTCGATGTTGGAACCGGCCGGTTCCTGTATCGTGTAGGAGATGAATAACTTGGATAAATAGAATCGAATAATAATATGCGCGCAATAAATCTAATAAATTCGGAATTGGCTCTGGGATCTACACCAACGACGGTCTATGATTCATTACTTGTCCGCGTCGTTGCAACGACAGCTGGCGCGATTCAGAGGAAGAATTATCTGGGTCAAAATACATCGTCTTGTACGATTCTTACGACCGAACCTACCTATCTCTTCAAGGATGCAGGGGATACACTTACATCTATCTCCGGTGTACTTCTGGCCACGCCAATTACATTCATGTATTGATAGTCCTTCTGCTTTATTATGTTGAAGCTATTTGGCAAGCTTACGGAGAGCAACTTTGAAGCTTATGCTATTAGGCATTATCAAAATCCTCAATGCCTATCAATCGAGGAATTCTACGATGATCTGGCTAAGTTCAAATACATTAAGCGTCTTCTTCGAAAATACCTAGAATGTGGAGAGATTCGCGAAAGGCTAATCCTCAATCATATCATATCAATCTACAATGTATTTCCAATTTCGGCGGCCAATCACATGATGTTTTTTCGAATTGAAAAGAATTTGTGGGAAGTACTAAAGCCATTCCTAATTTTTCTAAATTACCTTCCAGATAATATGATGAGCTCTGTCAAATCCGACATGTACATCGTCAAACGCCTCCAGGATATCT